TCAGCATGGGCCTGCTCAAACGTGATGCCTGCGGCGATCTGCTGCCCGACAAGGGACGCAAGCGTGCCCATCGTCAAGGGCATGTCAAGGCGCAAGCGGCCATCGGCCAGCAGGTGCTTGGCGTGCCGGAACTCGGGCGCGGAGTCGATCACATCGAGCAAGGCATTGCCGACCGTCAAGCCCAGGACGTTCAGCACATCACCCTTCCCTGCCTCATAGCTGGCAAGCTTGGTGCGGCCAGCACTGAGTACAGCCGCGACTGCGCCGTGATTGCCCTGCGCGATCAGGTCATCAATGACCGACTCCTGCTCAGGACTGAGAGCAGAGCCACGGAGCGCCTCAAGCGCTGCTTTCTGTGCGGGTGTCATCAGGCACCGCCTTGCGTCCGCGTCCAGCTTGTGATGCTCACAGCCTGAGCGCTTGCAATGCTGGTGTTGTCCACCGTCAGATCGCCGCCGCCGCCCGTTGCAGTGACTGTGCCCTGCTCATGGCAAGTGGTGCCGGCGTTGTCCAGCAGGCGGTAATGAGCCGCAGTGCCAGCAGCAGAGCCGGTGCCGGTCCATGTGCCGTTCAGCGTGATCTGACCGCTTGACGCAGCCGTCATCCAGTCGCTGGGCAGGGTCAACTCAGCCAAGAGCGTGCCAGTAGCCGCCGCCGCGCAGTTGGCAGGTGGGGCGCCCGTGCGCAATTGCAGCTTCGGCGCCGTGCCAATGGTCGTCTCGTACTGCCCGATCATGTTCGTGCGCAGCGTGGTGGAGTTTTGGATTGCCATAGATGCCTCAGAAATAGAAAACCCGCCGAAGCGGGCCGTTGGTGTCAGGCTCAATCGCATGCACCCGGGGAGGTGCTAGCGGCTGGGTCCGATCAGGACTTGTTCTCAGGGGCCGCGTCGTGCGCCTTGGCTTTGCGCTTCGGCTTGTCAGACTCTTCGGCCCACTTCTCGCCAATGGCAACGGCGATCAGGTCAGCGTCTTCTGTCTCGATGGACTCGCCGGCCTGATACGACTGGACCCGCACATGCTCATGCGCCCAATCGAATGGCTTCAATACGGTCAACTTCATCTAGTTCCCCAAAATGCAAGCGGCCCAAGCCGTGAGACCTGGGCCGCCTTCGCTACTTAGGTCGTGGCGATCTTCAGCAGCTTGATTGCCTGCGTGTTGCGCAGACGGCCGCCAGTGCGCTTGCGGACGTAGAACTTCACATAGCCGGGGCTCGTGATTTCGTCGCGAGTCATGCGCATGCCGACACGATCAGCGATCAGGTAGCCTTCCTTGAAGTCGCCGAACGCGAGCGGGAATGCGTTTGCTGCAACGGCAGGCATGTCCTCAGCTTCGGTAATCTCGAAGCCCATGAACGTGCTCGGCTGGCCGGCAGTCAGCGCCGGCTGCCACAGGTACTGATTCGTGGTGTCCTTGTACTTGCGCAGAGCCGCCAGCACCAGCTTGCTAGTGACCCAGCGAGCGTTGTTGCGATAGCGGGCGCGCAGCGAGTACACCATGTCGTACAGCACATCCAGGCTGGTCGGCATTGCTGCGGCCTGGCCCGAGGCGATGTATTGCAGAGTACCGAAGGCGCGAGAAGCATCGACAGTCGCAACCGGGGTCGGGCCAGCCAGGAAGCCGGTGGGCTTCTTGGTGCCGTTGCCCGCCACGAATGCGGCGCCTTCGCCCTGAGCGATGGCCTCAGCAGCCGATTCGATCAGCCAGCTTTCGACATCGAAGAACAGGTCATCAAGCGACTCTTCCGAGGCCTGCGGCTTGGCCGATGCCATGCCGAATGTGGGGGCGACTTCAGCCAGGTCGGGGGTGTTCGTCTGGTTGCGCGTGTCGGCTTCGCCGACCCACTCAAAGCCCGCGCCATTGATGTCGAACAGTTCCTTGTAGTCAGGCGAGCCGACAGTGCGCACCGTGGCGATCTGGCGAATCGGGCTGATGTCCACAGACAGGCGCTGAATGCTGCGCTCAATGATTTCCGGCAGAGCGAAGCCACCAGCGGAGCCAGTCGAGGTGACGGTTTGAGCGGCACGAGTTTCGCGGCCGTCGCGGTTCTTCGACTCCAGCGCCTTGGCGGCAGACGATGCGCGCTGCTGGCGCTCGTGGTCGTTTGGAGCACGCACCCAGTCAATGAAGGCATTGCGGTACTCGACAGCCTCCTTGCTTTCGCCGTCCTTGCCTTCGCCAGCCAGAGCGCCGGGGCGGGCCAGCTTGGTCTCGACCTTCTCCAGTCGGCTCTTGGCTTCGTTCAGCGCGTCAATGTGCTGATCCATCTTCGCCAGCTTGGCGTCGAAGTCGGCAGTCGAGTTGCCAGACTTCACGGCCTCAATGCGGGCGTCATTGGTCTTCTTGTACTCGTCGAAGGCCGTTGCGATCTTGTCCAGAGCTTCAGAAACCGACTTGATGCTCGGCTCTTCGCGCATTTCGTAGAAGCCGCATACGGCCAGCAGCTTGGCCTTGAAGGCCGCAAAGTCTTTGTTCAGGGTGTGCATTTGGATTTCCTTTCGGGAATAAAAAAAGCCGCCCGAAGGCAGCCTGTTCTCTAGGGGTGGTTTCTCAGGAGGTGAGGGAATGCAGCAGCCGGTTAGCCGCTTTCATTGCCGCGACCGCCTCATGAGCGTCCCGCTCATCCAAAGCGATGCGTTTGACTTGGGCGATGAACGCCTTTGCCGCGTCTGCCGAGTAGCCCGCATCCCGCAGGGCCTGCTCAGCTTGACGAATCGTTGTGATGCCTGCCGCGTCTGCGGCCTTGACGCCGGTAATGCGGGCCTTCTCATTGGCAGGGAACGTCACAAGGGACACTTCCCACAAATCAATCTCTGTGAGCGTGCGAACCTCGGTGTCGCGGTCATAGGCCCACTGCTTGGACACGAAGCCAATCGACAGGCCATTCAGCGCGCCCATCTTCAGCAGTGCGTGCGCCTCCTTGCCTCGCGTGGTGTCAAGCGCCAGCTTGCCCTTGATGCGCAGGCCCTTGGAATCCTCGACCATTTCCGTCCAGACGCCGATAGGCTCGCCGCTGTCGTGCTGCCACAGCATCGCGGGCATGGTGCCTTCGGACTTGTGTTGCTTGAGCGTGGCCGCAAATGCGCCGGCCGCAATCACATCGTCGTAGTTGTCACGGACTCCAAAAACGGACCCGTAGCCCTCGACAGTTCCGTCATCGCCAGCCGCCTTGATCTGGAGCGCAAAGGATCGAACCTCGCGCCCGCCAGCGGCCTCGCGGCGCTCAAACTTGGGCGTCGTCTTCATTGGTTTTTCCTTTCTCGTCACCTGAGCTGGCCATATTCATGGGCCGCAGGTACTCGTTGCCGCCCTCTCGTGGGTCCATGCCCTCAAAGTCGCGGACTTCGTTGGCGCTCATCACGCCTGTCTCGATCATGGTGCGCGCAAACATGGCGCGGTCCTTCATCGCTCCCAGTCTCAAATAGCGCGTATCAAACTCAGCGAACAGCGGACCAGCGCCGTCCAGAAGCATCTCGTCGATGCGCTGCGTCCAGGTCTTGTGCCAGGGCGTCAGCGTGTGCGTCAGGTGGGCTGTGAAGAATGCTTCGGTGCTGGCGAAGGTCGCCGTCTTGTCGGAGTGCCCGACCATGATCGGGAACACCCCATAGGCGCGGCAAATTTCCTCGACCTGCATGCGGCGCGTTTCAAGGTGCTGAGCGTCAACACCTTTGACGGCGGTGCTGATCCACTTGGCATCGCTATCAAGCACCAGCGGGTCGCCCGTCCGATTGACGCCGCCCTTCTCCTTAATCCAGCTTGTCAGGCGCTTGTGCTGCTCTTCGGTAAGCTGCCGATTGACCGAATAGACGCCGCTAGGGCGCAATCCGTTCTCGTGCATGGCCGCCTGGCTGCGTTCGGTTGCCATTGCTAGGCCAATCGCCGACCGGGCCAGCGCAACCGCGCTCATGTTCCCGATCCAATCCCACTGCAAGCCATTGATGACGAAAACGTCTTCGGGCTCAAATTCGCCAATCAGGCCGAACTCATCCCAGCAGCGATAGCGCGCCTCGTAGCGCGAGATTTTGCGAACGTCCCAGCGCCCCGGCATCACCGGGATCAGCTCGCGAACGCGGCGGTTATCGCCTCGCACCTTGATCGACAGGCCCGCGCCAGTCAGCGCGGCGTGGACCGTCATCTGACGGCGCCATTCAAGGCTTGTTTGCCACTCGTTAGGCCGCCGAGAGAGAAGCCGGTATTCAGGGATGTTGTTTGCAAGCTCCCGCGTTCCGTCCGACTTTTCGCGGAACACGCGCAGGTCCGGCGTGGAGCAGCCGTCCGCAATCACCTTGACGCAGGCAAGCACCGTGGCGACCTGCAAAGCCGTCTTGTCGGTGACAGTCACGCCGGCCACTTGACCACCGCCGCCGCCGTCAATAAGCCCGGCGAGCTGGTCATAGGTCAACTGGGCTGACTTTCGGCCCAGCAGCTTGTCAAACCACTTCATGCCGTCGCCCGATCCCAAAACGAGCGCTGACCCTGCGGATTGCGGCTCATCAGCTCGATTGCGTTGTAAGTCGCCATGAGCGGGTCAATCTTTCCCGTCCCGCTGGCCTGCTTCGTTATCAACATTGCATTGCCTTTGGGTTCGATTCGTGCGTTACCGACGCACCAGGCCATGAGCTTGGTCGCGCCGTGCTTGAGTTTCTTTTCGGCCAGCTTCCGCTCAGCCGTCTTGATGGCGCCATGAAGCCGCCAGCCTTGAGACACGGCCACGATCCGCTCGACAGCGATGCCGCGCCCAGTGATTTCGTCCACCAGCGTGCCGACTGCCGCAGGGTCAATGCCGATCTTGTCGAGCAAGCCCGATGCCTCGCACTGCTCCACGATGTCAGCGACTTGCGCGGTGTCCTGGCCCATCTCTTCAACGATGGTCAGTTCGCCATCGGCCTGTAGATCAAACAGCAGCGCAGCCTCGCTCTTGCGTCGAGCCAAGACGATCTGATGAGCCCATGCGTGGCACCACAGCAGCCATTCGCCAGTCGTCGCGCACCGGCCCAAAACAGCCAAGCCGAGCAAGTCGTCCAGGCCGCCGCCGTCGATGCCGATCACCAGCACCTCAGCTCTCCGGATAACCTCATCCAGCGTCAGCACCTTGCTTCCGTTTTCTTCCCAGAAGTCAGCGCCGGCCCAGCGGTCAGACCGCAGAGCCATGCCGATTTCGACGTTCGCATGCTTCGCCATGAAGCCGCGAAACGTGCCAATCCCGGCTTGGCTTGCCTTCTTGAATTCGCGTTCCAGAAAACCGGCATCGACAGAGAACCCCATATTCGGGTTCACCATTGCCATGTTTTCCAGCAATAGATGTTCACCAGAGGCCACCATCTCGGGCGGGTGCTCGTAGATGATGGGCACAAAGGCCGGATCAACAATCTTGCCGTCGCGCACATCGCGGGCGTAATCAAGCTTCTGCTTGAACACGCCGGCTGGCGGCTCGTCTGACTGCGTAGTCAGCCAGATCACGAAGCCTTCAGGCCGTGAAGCAAGGCCGCCAAGCGCCTCGCGGAACATGTTTTCCGCGCTGGAAATCTTGCCGAACAGGTGCAGTTCATCGACCAGCGTGCCGACCGACTTCTTGCCGCCGACCGTGTTCTGGTCAGCAGCCAGCACCTTCAACGCCGCGCCGCTTTCTCGGTGCGTGATCGTCTTGATATGCGACTGAACGTGCAGCAGCGCATCAAGCTCCTCGTCCTTCTGCACCATATCCCGCGCTGGCGAGAATGCGTTGGACGCCACCTCGACCGTAGGGGCCAGGACCGAGAACTCCGCCGACTGCCGCCAGTTCAGGATCAGCGACGTCATCATGATCGCCGCCGCAATGCTGCTCTTGCTGTTCTTCTTCGGGACGCAGACGAACCACTCAGTAATCAGTCGGCGCCCAGATTCAGCGTCATAGGCGCCAAACACAGATGCCGCCAGTTCAAACACCCACGGCGCGCAGCATTCGGCAATCGTCGGCGAGCCCGGCACATCCACAAGCCGTAGCTCGCGCATGACAGCAAGCCCGCGCTCCGCCTCTTCAGGGAAGATCGGCGGCGGAATAATCGACCGGCCAGACTTCAGCCGCTCAGCCCAGTCAAGACAGGCCGTTGAACGTGGAGAGTCCACCTATCAGACCTTGCGGCCACCAGCGGCAACCAGCTTGGGAGGCGCCGAAGCCGCGAACTTCCCGCCCGCCGCCTTTTTCGCCTTATCGGCAGCGTCTTCCCTCTTGCCGCCCTCGCCCTTCTTGGCGTGCGTGTACTGGACGGCAGCAATAGCCGCCCGCACTTGAAGCGGCGTTGCGTCCGTGTAGCCCAATGCAATGTCTTGCAGGAGCGTCAGCATGTCTGTCGCCTTCTGCGGCACAGGCTCAGGAGCCGGCTTAGGCGGTCGCCCAGCGCCAGGCCGAGTGCCTCCGCTGTTCTTGCGCGGACCTCCGCTCTTGCCTTTCACTCCTGCCATTTGCTGATTTCCGTTCAAACTGGGATGTTGTGTCCAAATGGCTTACCGTGCGGTCGACAAAACCAGACCCGCTGGACTTCTACCCGCCCCTACCCCATGAGACGCAAACTCCTCCATCGTCATCGCGCCCTTGCTTCCATTGCACGAGCGGCACAAGCACTGCGTGTTTGCGTAGCTGTGCGCGCCACCTCTGCTAAGCGGGACGATGTGGTCCAACTCTGGCGCGTCAGGTTCATAAGTGCCGCGCTTCTCTCGTGGCGTCTCACCACCACAAGCACGACACACCCAGCCGTCACGGCCAAACACAGCCAACGGGTCAACTCGCTCGGAGTCAGCGCCGCGCTGCGTCAACAGTTCGGGGCTTCGCTATTTGTTCTCGTCCCACTCCAGGCCGCGAGACTCGGCTTGCGTCTTGGCCTTGTGGCACTCATCGCATATCACTTGGCAATTGCCCTCGTGATCGCCGCCGCCTCTAGCCTTGGGGGTGATGTGGTCAACCGTCCTACAGCCTGGCGTCACATGCCCGCGCCTCAAGCACGGCTGACACAGGCCAGCGTCTCGGGCCAGCACGCGATTGCGCAGCTTTTGCCATTCCCAGCCATAGCCGCGCTGAGTTGAGCTGCCTCGCCACTCTGCGCCCCAGCCTCTTTCCTTTGGCGGATCAAGTGGCCGGATGCGATCAGGCAGCCTGGCTAGCTTTGGCATAGGGTGGGCGGCCGTTACTGCAACGGTCGTGCGAGGCTTGGTCGTTCGTTCGTGCCGCCCGAAAGCGAAAAGCCCGCAGGGCGAACCTTGCGGGCTTGTGTGTTGGTGCCGGTCTTTCCCGGCTGTCATGCCTTGCGGCAGATATGCGTCTTGATTCGGCGGGGAACCACAGCGCCCGGTTGAGCTGCTATCTGATCCGCCTAGGGTGCCGGCCTGCCAGTTCGGTGCTGGCCCATTCCCGGCAGTCGGTCTGGGCTCAGAAAGCAAAAAGCCCGCCGAGCTTGCGCTGGGCGGACTTGTTCACAGTTGCGCTTTTATAGCACTGGTTTTCTCATGCGTCAATCGGTTTGTAAGTTTCGCGTCAGCATTGCGCAACGCGCCTACAACTCCACCTCGTCCCCGAACTTGCTGGCGACGTAGGCGCGCATAGCTGCGATGAGTGGATCATCAGCGGAAAACAAAAGGTGCGCCCCCTTTTCCTCGCCAGATCCTGGGTCGCTCAAATATGAGCCAGGAAGCATCAAGTCGCTGCCCTTTACAAAGATGTGCGCGCACCAGTCGCCACTCGTAGTATCAAATGAGTGGCGGCGATGCTTAAAGCTGATGCTAATGCGCTCCCGCTCAATGATCGGGCCGGCGTGCGACCATAGCCTACTCGGGCTGATTTCGTCCGCCCATACCTTATCTATGCTCTGGACGACAACATATCTGTCTCGTCCTGGGTGAATCTCCAGCCCTTCAGCCTTCGCCACCGCCGCATCCAGCAGATCGCCGGAGAGTTCGCTTGTCTTGTGTTTCATGATCGGCCTTCCATGTCTTTGAGGAATTCAGCGCTGAAACCCTTGCTCATACCCTCGCGCAGTTGGGCGATGACCGGCTCCAGCTCGGCAGCAACGCGATCCGCAAATGCCTTGGCGATTCGTGTGCGCACCTCTTCTAGCGCCTGAGCGCGATCAATCTGGTACGTCATGTACTTGAACTCAACATCGTCAAGGATCGTCTGAATGTCTTGCTCCATCACACAGCCTCCACCAGTCCAGTCCTAAGGAACAACTCGCCCAGCCTCTCATGCGCTCGCCGCTCCAGCGATTCCGAAGCCTTGCGCAGTGCATTCAGCGCTCCCTTCACATCGTTGATGCTCACTCCGTACTCATGCGCCACCTGTTGCAGTGAGTATCGGTCGGCGATACGGGTGGGCTTGTGATACATCCACCACGCTACCGCAAGCATTGCGCTGTCGTTGTGCAGGGCGGTCATGGCCTGGACGTATGACGACACACCGCGAACCCCTGCCGCCTTGGTCATGCGATGGCCGTACCTAGCCCGCACCGCGTCATGTTCGATGGGCGTCAGGTGATTCTGAGCAGCGCCACGCACCATTGCACATTGGCCCCGAACCTCCAGCGCATTCATGCCGGAGAAGTTCACCGAGCTAGAAACCTTCGCCTCCATCTTGCCGAGCTGCTGCTTGATGGACTCGATCAGCATCTGAGTGCTGCCCTTTTGTGTCGCTGGCATGATTTCCAGCAGGAAGGAGAAGTGCAGCGCCTGGCCGACACTTTGGAAGATGGGGGCGACGGTGGTTTCTGTCATTGCTTCTCCAGTTGTCTCACGCAGCCAGAAGCTGCCGGATGGTTTCGTTCAGCACTTCCTGCTCGTCGAGCTTCTTGACAGACCAGATGCGTGCTTGTCCGTGGATGCCGTTGAAGCTGCCGCGATGGCAATCTGCGCAGAGAGGGATGCTGGTGAAATACTGCCCCTGCTTGAGTTCGTGCGCCTCGGATGGGCCTGGCGCATCGCAGACGCCGCAGGGCATTTCCTTGATGCGGCCAACGTGCTCGCGCTCGGCCTTGGTCATGCTCGATTTATTTTTGCTCTGCATGTGATGCCTCCATGAGCTTGAGCACGCGCAGGGCTGCTTGCACATCCGGGACGATGGCGACCGTTCCGCCTGTCCATGTCTGGTGCCACTGCTGCTGATCTGGTGTTAGCTGGCGGGCGCTGGGCGGCTTGCTGCCATCCTTGACTTCCAGAAGCGCGGTCTTGTTGGCATACCCCACAAGCAAATCAGGTATGCCATTTCCCGCCGCTGCGAGGCTGTGGACCGTGGCGCCTGCCTTGCGCAGTGCTTCCACGATCTGCGGCTGGTTGGCGTCTATCTTTGCGGCGCGGCGCATCACTGCTCCTTGAACGGCGCCCAGTACCACCTGACGCCCTTTTGATAGACCAGCCCGCTTTCACGCAGTTGCCGCAGCCAGCGCCATACGGTGCTTGTGTC